TTTGCGCTCTTGGCACTGATGTCATTTAGCGCAGTATCAGCTACGACATTCAGCATTCCAACGGATTTGAAAGCCAAATACACCATCATTGATAAAAACTTGAACGGCTCCATGGCAACCATCACGACCATGAGAGAGGGCCCGTCAGGGACATCCTACTCACAGCGCCTGTATGACTGCACATCGTGGACGGTGAAGTATCTTGGTGATGGGGACACGCTGGAACAAATGAAAGCATCCAAGCCTGACGAAGGCATGTCTCCAATAGTTGATAATTCAATAGCGTATTATATAGGCCAACAGGCCTGTAAATAACCAAACCCGCTCCGGCGGGTTTTTTTATGCCCGGAGTATGCGATGGCAGAAAAAGCAGGTGAAATTTATTATGACATTGAAGCTAACGTATCCGGCCTGATCCAGGCGCAGCAGCAGGTTAATAAGCGTCTTGACCAAATGGACGCCAAGTTTGAACAATCATCACGATCTGCCGGGCGCTTCGAAGGTGCTTTAAATAAAGTTGGCGTTGCCATTGCAGCAGCTTTCACCATTGATGCAGCGAAGAAGCTTATCGCCATCGGCGACGAGATGGTTACTCTACAGGCGAGGATAGCCAGACTAAGCCCCAGCATTGACGTGGCCAAAGAAACACTTGCCTCCCTGTCTGCAATCGCAGCTCAAACAGGTAATAGCCTGTCAGAAACTGAGAGGTTATGGGAATCACTGACGACAGCGTTAAAGGAGACTGGCGCCACTAACTCGCAAATTCTCGGGTTGACGTCGACACTGCAAAAAATTGGTACGATCGGTGGGTCCTCTACTGAGGAAATGGCAAACGCATTGCGGCAGTTCGGCCAGTCTATTTCTGGCGGTATCGTCCGTGCTGAAGAGTTCAACTCTATTCTTGAGCAGATGCCTGAACTTGCGCGCCAGATTGCAGCGGGGCTGGGGATATCAATCGGCGATCTTCGCAAGAGAATGCTGGAAGGTAAACTGACGGCTCAGGATGCTCTGAACGCCATTCAACGTCAGTCGCAGTCGGTCAATGAAGAGTTCGATAAAATGCCGGTCAGCATTGATCGCGCAAAGAACAGCCTCGATGTGGCCTTCAAAAATGCTATTAACGACCTGAACCAGGCAATAGGCCTGACCACGACACTTGCAGGATTAATGCAGAGCGTCGCGGATAACCTCAATTACTACAACAACAATGTCGGCGATTCTTCAAGAATGCCGAAGCTGATCAAGCTCCAGCAGGATCTGAACAATGAGCTGAAAGATGGCCAGAGATGGTATGAAACTGACTCAGTTTTTCAGGCCAGAAGGGCGCAGGCAGCAGTGCAGCTGAAGCAGATCGAGGGGGAAATAGCCCACATTCGAGCAAAGGCTCAGAAGGACGCAGGAAGCAACCAGTTTAATGCGCCGCCGACCAAAGGCGATGATGCCGCAACAAAGAAGCTGGTTCAAAACTCTGAACGCCGTCTTGCGTTGGCCAAACTTGAGGGTGAGGCGCGAGCCAGGCTTCAGGCCCAATATGATGCAGCTGATGCTGGGGTGACCGATCCGAAGCGAATCAAAGAGCTGCAGGACGAATACGCCGAAACCTACCGGGTTACGGAGGCCAGGAAGGAAAGCGACAAAGCCGGGAAGCAGTCTGCTTCCACCGCTGAGTCTATAGCTCAAAAACTCGAAAACCTTCGCCAGCAGTCTGAGCTTGCAGCGGACTCAACTCAGGAATTGAGCCGTGAGCAGGCGATATTGCGTGCGCAGCAGTCTCTCGGTAAATCGGCTACTCAGGCTCAAATCCAGGAAGCAGGCAAATACGCAGCAGCCGCATGGGATGCAGCCGCAGCGGCGAAGGGGGTAACAGAGGCGCTTAATGCCATTCCTGAACAGGCTGAGAATAAATCCTACGCTGAATCCATGCAGAACCTGAAAGCGGCGCTGAACGCCGGAAAGATTGATCTGCAGGAATACAACGCAGCCACTGAGCAGATGGAGCAGCAGCATCAGGCCAACCTTGCAAAAATACGCTCGCAGCAGGTGGTTAACCCAACCCAGCAGGCACTTGCCGAAGTTGACCCGGTGCAGCAGTTGGCCAACCAGCACGCGCAGGAGCTGGCGCTGATTCAGCAGTTCGAGCAGCAAGGGGTTCTCGCTCATGAGAATGCATTGGCGCTGAAAAATGCCGCTGACCGGCAATATGAGCAGCAGCGGATCGCAGCTCAATGGGAAATCCTCAGCCAGCAGAGCCTCGGCTATAACATGCTGACGAGTGCGGTGGATGCGTTTAGCGGGAATGCCTCCAATGCGATCACCGGTCTGCTAACCGGCACAATGTCAGCGCAGGAGGCAATGCGGTCGCTCGGAAACACCATACTGAACAGCGTGATCAACAGCATTGTTCAGGTTGGCGTCGAAGCGCTGAAAAACTACATCCTCGGTCAGACGCTCGGAGCTGCATCGGTGGCGACATCAGTCGGGCTGGCGGCAACTACCGCATCGGCCTGGGCTCCGGCGGCCGCGATGGCATCGCTCGCCTCGTTCGGTGCTAACGCTGGCCCGGCTGCAGCTGGTATCAGTTCGACAGTTGGGCTCGCCAGCGGGCTTGCGCTTGCCGGCGCTCGCTACAACGGCGGCCCGGTATCAGCCGGCGGCCTGTATCAGGTCGGCGAGAAAGGGAAGCCAGAGATTTACCAGGCCAGCACCGGCAAGCAGTACATGATCCCTGGCGATAACGGGAAGGTCATCAGCAATAAGGATATGCAGTCAGGAGGAGGGATCAGCGTGCAGGTGAACGTCATCAACCAGTCTACCGGTGCCACTGTACAGAGTGCCGATGGCTACATGCAGGACGGTAGCGCAGTTGTGGACTTGCTGATCACCGACATGGAAAGAGGCGGCCCGGTATCATCTCAGATGCAGCAGACATTTGGGCTAAGCCGCAAAGCGCAAGGTGCTTACTAAACCAAACCCGCTCCGGCGGGTTTTTTAATGCCCGGAGGAAACGTGGCAACTGTTCAATACCCTCCGTTCCTGCCGCTTCCCCAGCGCGCCGATCAGAACATGACGCAGGATACAGCCTGGCAGACGACGCAGACGGCAGTAGGTCCATTGATAATCACACCGATTACCACGGACCTGAAAGCAACCTGGACGCTGCAGTGGATATTCACGCTTGCCCAGGCCGAGCGGTTTAAGTCGTGGCTGCGATCGCCGACATACTGCGACCGCGGGCGTAACTGGTTCCAGATGCCGATCGACCTGGGTGATACGCAGGGCGTTCAGCAGCAGACGCTGCATTTCGTCGACATGCCGGTGCAGACTAGCAAAAACGGCAACATTGTCACCTGGACCGCAACGGTTATCAGTAACGGTATCGAGGACATTACCGAGGACTACGACGACTGGATTGTTGAGGCTCAGCCTGGCTATGGATACTGGCTGGATTACCTGATAACCGAAGTGATGCCGAGGGCTGACTAATGCCGACTTTGAGAGAATGGAAAGAGCAGCGGCCAGCCAGCGATATCAAACGGACAGTGGAGTTTTACCATCCGGCTTTCGGTTATTACCGGGTAGTAAATAATCTGTTCCGCCCGGCGACGTTTGGCGGCAACTCGTTCGAGCCTGCGCGGTTCAGCGTGACCGAGCCGGCGCAGGACGGAACGGCAGTTATATCCATGACAATCACCTTTGTCGCCGCGACGGAGCATGTGAGGCAGACGCTAAAAAGCTGGCGCGGGGCGGCGCGAATGACGCCGATAAAATGCCTGTATCAGCAGTGGGATGCGATCGGTGATGCATCATCCCTGAAAGACTGGACGCTTTACGTGAACGACATTTCAGCCGATCCCAGCAACGTCACCGTGACCGCCGGAAAGACTAACCCGCTGACGCTGGCCAACTCCATCATTTACACCACGAAAGACTATCCCGGGCTAATCACCGTATGACACAGAGCGACTTTATCGGGCTTGTTAACGGCAAGCCCTGGGCTAACCGCGCCTGCAGTTTTGAGCAGATGGACTGCTGGGGCCTGGTGGTTCTCTATTACCGGCATGTGCTCGGCCTGGAGCTGCATCACATCGCCGGCTACGAATCGGGCGCGGATTTCATCACCTGCTACGAACAGGAGCACGCCCACTGGCAGCGTGTGCCGGTGGCGGCCACCGGATGCATCGCCGTTTTTTACCGCGGCGAAGTGCCGGCGCATATCGGTGTGATGATCAGCCCGGTTAAGTGCCTGCACGCCCGCGGGGAGTTTGGTTTTGTGCGCTGCGATAGCCCGCTGGCATTACTGAAGGTTTACAGCCGCGTGGAGTACATGATTCATGGTTCGATATGAGTTACAGAGGCTGCCTGGCGCGCCGATGCAGCGGGGGACGGTAGATGTCGGCACCACACTGGTGAGCCTGCTGGATTCTCTGCAGCTGCACCGCGATGTTATCGTGAAACTGAATGGCAGAGCACTGCCGGACGATTACGACATCAGCCGGCCACTGCGATCTGGCGACGTGGTGGCTGTGTTCGACCAGCCAGAGGGCGGGGTTGGCAAACTCATCACCACGATATTGCGTCCGGTCACGAAAATTCTCTCCGGCGCGCTGAAGGTGTTCGGCCTGTCAAATAAGCCCAGCGCGTCAGTATCGGTGGCGACAGGCGAATCCCCCAATAACGACCTGACAGGCCAGACGAACCGCGCGCGACTCTACAAGGGGCGCCCGAACATTTACGGCCAGTGCCGCGTCTTCCCTGACCTGATCCAGGAAGCGCTGTTTGAGTTCGTCGACAATAACAAGCAACTCACGGAGTGGTTTGAAGTCGGTTACGGCCGGTACACCATTTCCTCGATCCGCTACTCGGAATCGAACCTCGGCAGCCTGGCGGGCGCCAGTTCTGCGATTTATAACCCGGGTGACGTGATCGGCACGATTGAGGTGGGCTATCAGTTCGATGACGTCGATAACGAAACTGTCCCCGGCCTGAACGAAAGTCAGGACTTCCCGGCTCAGACCGCTACCACGACGGCGCCGACATCGGTGGCGATCGAGAGTAATCAGTTAAAGGCTGTCGTGCTGTCTAACGATGACAACTTTAGCTATTTTGCTGCGCTGGCGGTACCGCACCCGGTTACGTTCGTCATCAACGCCACCTGGAACGACGGTGGCACAAGCGTCACACGCAACGTCACCGGTGCCGGGAACATCATCTCCTCTGAGAGCTTTATCGGAGATGACACGCTGTCGTACACGACGTTCTATATTGGCGAACTCTCGGGAGAAATTACGTCTCTGCCTGGCAATGCGGTTATCAATGCGACGCTGTTCACCCTGAACGATCAGACACCACTTGTTATCGGTCCGTCAGTGTCGCCGATAGTCTCGATGCAGGTCTGGGTGCATGTGCTGGTTCAGCTCGGCGCGACGGCCGGCACAACGCAATACCGGATCAAGTTCTGGCAGGTCGACGACGACAACAACCAGGTGCCTGGTACGTCGGAGCAGCACGATTATTTCTTCGATAATGACTTCCAGGTGACGACCCGGTATTTCCGCACAACGCACAAGTTCGCCCCGGCTGCCGGGGCGGGGCGCTATGCGGTGACCATCGAGCGCCTCGACAACAGCAATGACGCCAACGTCGTGACGCTGATGGCGATCCACGCAGTGAACGTGCGCGAAAACGTCGTGTATCCGGAAGACACGATTGCCCGCATCACGATCAAAGGCTCGAACGACAGCAACAGCAACCGCGAGCAGAAGTACAACATGCTGGCGCAGCGGCATACTATCAGCTACGACCGGACGACTGGCGCGGTCGATTACACGCTGCGGCCGAGTCGTTCTTTTGCCGACGCCATCCTTCACGAATGGGTGGTTGTGGGTAAGCAGGAAGTGGCCAGTATCGACGTCGCCGCTCTTTATGCCATTGCTGACTCACTGCCGGATGCCCAGCTTGGGTACTTCGATTACACCTTCTCGGATGAGAAGCAGCCTCTTGGTGAGCGCATAGCGACGATCGCCAATGTGGCCCGCGTTGACGGAAATAACATCGGCGATGTGCTGACGTTCTGGCGTGATGAGAAGGTGACAAATCCGGATGCGGTTTTTGCGCGCTCAAACATGTTCTGGGACGAGTACAAAGTCGCCTGGCAAATGTCTCTCCCCGGTGGTTACGACGGCGTGGCGCTGGACTACGTAGACCCGCTGACGAACAAGAAGGCGTACATCTATCTGCAGATCGACAGCAGCGGCATCACTGAGGTTGAAGATGCCACTGTTAACGCGATGCAGATCAGCCTGGATGGCTGCCGCAACGCCACTCAGGCAACCGACCGGGCCTGGCTTGAGGCGAGAAAAATTCTCTACTCACGCCTTACTATGACTGTGAAAGTGCTGGAAGAAACACAGGTGGTGCGAGGTACGGTGGTTCAGTGTCCGGACATGTACGACAACGCGCAGCAGACCGGATACATAACCGGGCGCTCCGGGGATGTGTTCTCGACGTCAGAGCGTATCGACTTTTCTCTCGGGGATATGTGGGTGGTAATGACCGACAGTCTCGGCAATTACCGCGGGCGCTGGCGAGCCTATCCGGTAAGTGGCAAGCCCAAAGCATTCCAGGCTGCAGCCGATACCTTCGATCTAAACATTTATGACCGCAGCACGGTGCAAAACCCCAGTCGGTATTTCATCGCTACCGACTCGGAATTGAACTCCACAATCTGGCGCGTCGACAGCGCCAAACCCAACGGTGACGATACTCAAACCCTCTCACTCACTGAGTATTCAGACTCTATTTATCCGTAACACACAGCAGTAATAACCAACCTTCGCGCACACCATCAGATTCACTTCTGAGGGCTTCGTGCGCCTTTTATAGGGCGACATGCACAATGGCAGAAGTACCGTTACCAACTCCCACAAATAACACTGTTCCGAGCACGGATATCCGGGACGCAGTTTATGCCGGCGCCATGCTGGATAAGGTTGTCACCGGCAGCGAGCTGAAATACACCGATCGCCTTGGCGGTGAGCACTACACCGTAGACGGAATGAAGGCGGAAGGGGATAAAGTTGTTGAGGATACCAGGCTAAACTTAATTCCACTTGGTAAGCAATATATGTCGCTTGACCAAGCGCAGGCTGACATAGCAAATATTCCTGAAGGTGCGGCAACGTACGTTAGAAGCCCTGATGATTCTGATGGGAAAACACTCGCTGTAGAATATAAAAACATTGGAGGATCTTTAGTTGCAACTGGCCGGAGATTTTCTTCACAGGAGTATGTTGACTCAGTTAACGAATATGTGATTACAAGACTTTATGAGGAAACACTTCCTGGAATTCCTGTTGCATTTATTGATGATAATGGGAGTGTGTTTTTGTATGGTACAGATGCAGGAGAAACGCATGTTCCTGGTTTATCGCTACAATATTGTGTAGACATTGCTTATAAAACAAAAATAATCCCAGGTGTTTCTCATGTTGAGTTGGATGAGAATGGTTTTGTCCTTCGATGGATTGATGATACAGGAGTGACACACTACCCGGCTGGCGATGGAAATAACAATCCAGAACCTGTTGTTGCATCAACTGCAGTCATATCTCCACAAGTGTACGATAATGCGCTTATTACCGAACTTGGGTATAACCAATGGATTAATAACGTAGCTGTTAAATTCGGTAGGGACTATTTATTCAGCTCTGTGCGCCTGGGAACAACTTCTCCATCTCGTATTTTTGGGGCGCTGGCAATCTCCCGTCGACAGGGGGAGAGAGGACGCTTTGGCCTTTATGAGTTTGCTCGGCAAGAGAGTATTCTTGGCACAACTGCTTCTACTGATGATCACGATGCGCCGAGTATCCTTCTTGATACCCGAAGTGATGCGGAAAAGCCAATTACCATTTTCCAGGCTGACCACTCTGGATCCCTCGCGTGGCTGCGCAAGTGGGAGGCATCAACTCTGGACCCCGCGAACATCGCAAACCCAGTTGCCATCTCTGATTCCTCAAACATGACGTATGCCCAGTCGTATCGGAATCCTAATAATCAAAATGAGATTATGGTCTTCTCGCGGTTAGGTTCTACGAACTCAGCGCGATGGCTTGCCCATCGCTCTACAGATAATGGTAAGACGTGGCAGTCGAATCCCTTTATAGGCGGTGCAGACCTGTATATGACCAGTTGCCAGAGCATGGACGGCAGCGCGATTCATCTTGCTATCCAGCAGCATCCGCGTTCTACGGATACCCGCATTTTGTATCTGAAGATCAAGTGGTCAGATAAGTCGGCGGTGAACTATGCCGGGACTGTATTTTTAGCGAATATCATGACGGCAACGTATATTAATCCGTTTACGAGCTCGGTGCCTGATGTGGTCTTCGAAGCCTCACTAACGACAAATACTAAGCGTCTGTTCGAGGTCAAGGATGACGGCACATACTTACTGTTCCTTGTAGCTGAATTCAATTCCACGAACTACTCATACCGTCGCATGAAAATGTCCAGATTTTCTGGGGGGACGCCAGTTATCTATGACATCGGAGATTGCGGGTCACCGATGAACGATGATGACGCTACGTTCTATGTCCCTGGGGGAACTATTATTTCTGTGACCGATGTTCTGGTTTGCTTCTGGTCAAAAGTCCCCAGCGTCGGGCGAATTACCAGGTATGTCTACGACGGAGCTAACTGGAATGGAACGGTAGTAGATGAGGTCACAGATGGGCGAAAAATCTGCAGGCCACTCGTTTTCCAGGAGTATTATCAGGATAATGGTGTCTTGAAATATAAATGGGACACAACAGTAGTTTATCTTCGTGGTATCTATAACGCGTATCGTGATTTCGATCTCGATGCGGTGTTAATTAACATTTGAGGAAACATCATGACATCTATTTTAAAAATGCGTGGCGCCACATTAACTAATCCGACAGTGACACTTGATGATCTTCCTTTTTCACGACAAAAAAATATTAACTGGCTTGGTGGAGACAGTGTCACGCTTTCTGAATATGGGGTTGAGTCAATTAATGATTATCAGAACGGGCAGGTTTACCCGACAATTGATACAGTAGCGCGTCAGAGAGTATGTCAGGTAGAAACTTTAAATGGAATAAATGTTTTGACGTTCTCTCCTGAGAATTTTGCTGCCGGAACAATTAATGCCTATAAAGTGCTTAACCCTCAACAGTTCAATGCAAAGGATGCTCTCTCTTTTGCAATGTTAGTTAAATCTGATGCAACTGATTATTCATCCGGTTACCGTGCCATTTTCCACATTGGCATGAATAATAGTGCAGGTTCAAACGTACCAATGATACGCCTGCAATTTACCAGTAATAATGCATTTGGCATCGTAGCGCGGCACTCATCGGCAGACGAGACTCCTGAGCAGGTAGGTATCTCCGGATTGCCGGCGGGTTATAACGTGATTTTTCTCGAACTGGACTATGTCAACCACACCATCAAGACAAAGGTCAATGATGCGGCCGTGGTTACCCGGTCGGCCTTCGCCGGTATTTCAGGCCAGAACGTAGTTTCAGAATCAGCTGTCGTCGGCCTCGGAGGGTATCTGTCTGCCACCGGGCAAGCCGGGAGAACCACGATATTCTCGGGCGGATTGCGTGAAATGAGCATTTTTTCAGGCCCGCTGTCTGACAGCGAAATCACCTCGGTTACTGACTGGTTGATGAGCAAGAGGAAGATTCTCAATTCATAAATATTTACAATAATTGACTTTTCCACCCTTGTTGCTAATATCACCACATAACTAAATGTGGTGATAAACATATGGCAAAAGAACGGTTTGATTTTATTGACTCCTTGCGTGGGTTGGCGATCCTTGGTGTGATTTTTACTCATGCCGGATCGCAAACTCTACATGGCGATTCTTTTTTATCGAAAGCCATTGGCAAGCTCGTTGGATTTGGTGGAATGGGTGTACCTCTTTTTTATGTAGTAAGTGCATTTACCATAATGCTTTTATATAAAAAGAGATACAAAACAGAAGATAATTATGTGCTCATGTTTTATATTCGTCGCTTTATGAGGATAGCCCCGGTTTACTGGGGTGGGATAATATTATACACCTTAGTATACGGGGTATATGAAAGCAGGGGTTGGCAAAACTCACCTGAGTTGTGGCATTATCCGTTTCATTTTTTATTCATAAATATGACTAATCCATATACTCCAAGTTCTGTTGTCCCTGGGGGATGGTCAATAAGTAATGAGGTGATGTTCTACGTTATATTTCCTCTGCTTTTTCTGCTGCTTAAAAACTTAAAGCAAGCATTAATATTTTTTGTTTTATGCGTTATTTGTAGCCCTGTATTCGAGGTTTTAGGTAACTACTTCCTTGAATCCTATTTCCCTGATGCAACAGGGAAGTACAGAGAACAGTTCACATACAGATGGTTACCTAATCAGTTGTCATGCTTTGCAGCAGGATTTGTATTTTATTATATGTATATAAAAATGGCAGGTGAAAACATCAAGGAAAGGTTTACAGATAAGCAAGGGGTATATTATATGGCTGTGCTTATAATATCTATACCTTTCGTAATCTTAGCCAGAAAAGGGCCAATTCTTGAAAATCATTTTTGGGCTATTTGGTTTGTTGCGTTAGCAACTGGATTATACCTGTTTAACTGGACCATTCTCGTTAATAAATTTATGACATGGATTGGAAAGATAAGTTTTTCGTGTTATATATTTCACTTTTTAATCATAAAGGCTGTATTGTCGACAAACCCGTTCCACGGAGATGTTGCGAGTTTTATATATACCTCGCTACTATCTCTTGGCATAACGATAGCAGTGGCATCAATTAGCTTTAAATATTATGAGTCTTTCTTTATGAAGCTCACAGGCGTAATAATAGGTAAAGTTAATTCTAAAAAAATACGAGCCGAACAGGTTGAATAGGTAATTTGTCATTCAAATATTAACTAAGGTCCGTCCTAAAATGGGCCTTAGTTTTTACTCTTGCTTTTTTATCAATGGCTTACTCAGTAGATAATCTATCATCTATCAGGAGTGGGAATTGATAGGCGCAACCTCTCTTGATCTGAACTCTTGATGAAACTACTGTATATAAAAACAGTGTTCAGGAGAGGGCAGATCATGCACCGTCAGTCAGATATCAATCAGGCATTCCGCGAGTCGGTATTGCGCAACTCCAAAGGTTTTCAGTACCTGCACACAAAGGATTTTGTGTCAGCGCTGCGCCGGCGTGGCATCCACTTTACCGAGGTGGAGGCGAACTCCTGGATCGCACGCGAGCAGTCGTATTTCGTCGACAAAACGGCAGAGCATAGTGAAAACCGCCTGTGGATGATGGCCAACATGGGGAGGGTCATCTGATGGGCTTTCCTTCACCGGCGTCTGACTACGTTGAACAGCGTCTGTCTGTTAACACGATATGCAATGTTGGTCCTAATACCCGCGTTTTCGAAAGGGATGGCGGTTATGTTGTGCTGGATATTTCCCTGAAGCCAAAGCAGGGTAGTCAGGTTCTGATCCAGCACGGCGGCGGGACGGAGCTTGCCACGTTGAGAGGTAGGTCTCTGATTACCGAAGACGGCGAAGCGATCGAGGGCGAGGCCCTGGATGATGTTACTGTCGCCGGCGTTGTGACGCATGTCATTTGTGATGTGCGAAGCGATAGCCTGGCGGTTTAACCATGAAGAGTGGTGCGCACCGAAAATTACATGATTAACTAGCGTGCTAATGATGCGCCCTTCCGGTGATGAGGTAAACCTGCGAGTTTGCGATCTGGATAGCTGCTCGCAGATTTTGGCATCTCAAGTGATGGCGCGGATGGCATCCTGATCCTGGAAGAATTCGCGTGACTGGTGTGTCGTAGATGTGGCGTGACAGGAATGCACGATAATGACAGGGATGTATTCAAACGACACGAAACGACACAAAACCGGATGCGAACGCGGTAAACATGTGTGATTACAGTGAGTTATTTAACGCTCTACTTTCTTCTAAGCCGTAGGTCACAGGTTCGAATCCTGTAGGGCGTGCCATTTAATAATCAATCACTTATCAACTTCCTCCAGTCGCTGATTTTTCCTTGTGGGACATATTTGGGACATCTTCTGCAAAAATTTGCAAAAATTGAGTCAATTTGACGTGCGTGCTCAGTTAAATGGTTAGGTGCCAGGTGAGCATATCGACGGACCATTTCGATGATTCTAATGTCTTGTAGTATCTGTCGGACGATGGCCAGTCAGAGTACAGCATTACTGCTCTGTAATATCGAACAGAATGGTTAATGGTGGTTATAGCTGAGTGCAGAATAAGCGCTCTGCAGGAATGTGAAAATATGTTGCCGGTAACAGGCTAATAGTCATTATAGCTTTAGGTTCTGTCTGACTGGGTTAAATATCGCATTTTAAGCTGGCGTGAAGTACAGTTGTTATAGATCAATATTGAACACTATTTGAAAGCATACCCTCGATGTTCATCCACTGCCTGGAAAGATCCGAATGAACATCAAATTCGTCGCCATCTCCGTATTCGCTGTTGTGTGCGTCTTTGCATCAGATATTTCCATCGCCAAATCGAATTCCTTAAGCGATGATCAGGTCAGTCAAAGGATTATTGATGACTCTGTCGCATCCTACCCCGGTACTTGTGCCTGCCCCTTCAATACCGCCCGGAACGGCAGCTCGTGCGGTGGCCGTAGTGCCTGGAGCAAAGCTGGTGGGTACTCACCTATTTGCTACAAGAAAGAGGTAACAAAGGAGATGGTTAAGGCGTGGCGACAAGAGAATCAATGATAACGATCAATATCTGAACCAGGTGATTACTTACACTGGAATAGTAGTTTAAATAATATTAAATGATTATTTCGAATACTGCAGCCCATTTGCAGTAAGCACTGTTCTGGTAGAGGCGGCAGAGGCCACGGCGTATATCTTTTTACCTTGTGATATTTGAACCCAGCAAATCTATTTCCCCTGCCTGATAGACTTAGTGTCACCGTATCCTGTTACTAAGAGCACGGGGCTACCTACTCATAAGACACTTCCTCTTCTTACGAGGAAACCGGTTCAGCGTGTTGTGTGTGGAGACAGTACCCATCAACTCAAACTGATAACAAAAAGTTTAATTTTTTTCCCCGCCGCGCTGACTATAGTTAGGGCACTTTCACTTGCCCAATAAGGTCACGATTATGAAATTAGTTATCGCCTCCGTAATTTCTCTGCTCAGCTTCAGCGCGCTGGCGGCGCCAGAGGGGACGCTCAGCGTACACATTCTTAATCAGCAAACCGGGCTCCCTTCACCGGGGGTGCAGGTTGAGCTGGATAAACAGCAGGGGGAGAGCTGGCAGCATATCGCCACCGGTAAAACGGATGCCGATGGGCGGATTAAGTCGCTCTATCCGCAGGCGGAGAATATGGAGCCGGGGGTGTATAAAGTGACGTTTAAAACTGGTGACTATTTTAAAAGCCAAAATATGAATACGTTCTTCCCGGTGATTCCGGTTATTTTCAATGTCACAAAGCAAAATCAAAAACTGCATATCCCGCTGCTGCTCAGTCAGTACGGATACTCTACCTACCGCGGCAGCTGATGACCCAAACCGCTATCCAGCCAACGCCTGCGCGGCTTCCGCAGGCGTCACACTTTTCTCGCACCACGATGTCCACGCCTAACGCTCGGTCTCTTTCTCTTTAAAGTGTTTAACGGCTTCGTCGTACATCGCCAGCAGGCCGGAAATTTCGCCTTCATATTGCGGCACGCGCTGGGCGCGAACGAGCTCAATCAGCAGCGCATAGGCTGCTTCTTCCGGGGCCGCATGTGGATTGATCAGTCCAGACAT